GCCATTGTAGCACATGCCATGCCTTTGGGATCACCTAATACTCCTGGAACATCATCAAAGGGAGTATCATACAAGCTGTCTATATGCATATCACTTTCTATAAATTTGGTTATTTCATGTAATCCTGTTTGGCTTCCACCGTTGTATGCCCAACCATAATGACACACAAATGATGGGATCTTTGCATTCACCATAGTGTATGCCTGCACAGCTAACAGTGTTGTTCTTGTTGCATTGATTTTGCCAAAGCCACAATGTTTGAACCAGTTCATGTCTAGTGTTTCTTCTTTTACACTTGCCAACCATACACCATTTTTTATAGAAGGCAATTTGGTTTCTGTGTTTGTTTCTATCTTTATTTCTTTTGTCTCTTCTGCCACAAGTTACTCCATTTTTCAAGTTTCTTTCTTTTTATTTTTATCCTATTTTTAATCTGTGTTTTAGTAATTAATTTATGCTCTACAATCAAATCAATCATGCATTGCATATCACCTATTTCTTCAATTAATGCTGTTTGGTCTTTTGGTTGCATTCCATATCTTAAAATTTTTGAAACTACTTTTATAATCTCACTTGCTTCTTCTGATGTTATCACAAGCAGTTCATTACGCCAATTTAATTTGTCATGATAATAATCAGTCATTTAAGTTTACTACCTTAAGTTCAATTTTTGTAGGATCAAGAGTTTTCTTGCCTACGTTTTCAAAGTTTACAGTGATTCGATTGTTAATGTTAGACTGCACTTGTCCTATGCCCCATTCTTGTTCTTTTGCGACATTGATCACAAACACACCTGGTGTCATATCTGCAAAATAAAATGTTTCCACTATCTGTATTTCTCCATTGAACATACTGGAATGGGCTCCATTTTATGTAGGTTTGGCTTTCTAAGTTTTATGTAATCTTCATAGTGTTCGCTGTCTTTGTTTGTCATTGCTTCTTCTAATTGTTCGTATGTAAGTCCACCTAATTGATCTTTATCTGTTCTGCCATCTTCCCATAATCCATCTGTGGGCGGAGCATCAATTATATCTTGTATTATATCAAGATCCTTGGCAATGTCCCACACCTCAGTCTTAGTACAATCTGCTATTGGCGATATATCTACACCTCCATCACCATATTTTGTATAAAATCCAACACCAAAATCTTCAACTTTATTTCCAGTACCAACAACTATACCATCACTACTGCCTGATATTTGATGTAACGTAACCATCCTTAGTCTTGACTTGGTGTTTGCAAATGCATGTTCTGTTTGAAATGTTGGAGTAAACATTGTTTTAAATTCTTTATAAACTTCATCTAATGGCATAATGTGATGTTCAACATTACTGAATTGTTCAGACAACCACTTGCCATGTCTCATGCTTAAATTGTGTTGAGCACTTATTTGAGTAATAGGCATTGTTAAACAATGCGTGGGCAGATCTGTTTTGGCACACAAAGTACTGACAACTGCTGAATCAATGCCTCCTGATATTCCTACAACCAAAGATTTTCTTTGATTGCTATTTGCGTATTCTTTAATCCAATTAACGATATAATCTATCCTATTCATTACTCTACTCCTGCTGTTTGTAAAACTTGTTTTGCAAAATCTACATCATCTGGTTTACTTCTAAATTGTTTCTTCCACCACTGTGGATCAATCACTTGACTAACTAATCCAATCTGTTCGTCATTCATGTCACCTAATAATTTTTTGCCACTTTCACATTGATAAATGGCCCACGGTGATATCTTGCCTTGATTAATCATTTCAACTGCTCTATTGATATTGACATAATAAAAATAATGTTGCCATTCTGCAGATTCATTGTTCGCCCATTCTTGCATTGACTTAATTGTGCGTTCAAGTGCTGGCTCCACTGGCTCAGTCAACAGTTTACTTTTCAGATACATGTCATACGTTGCTTCTTTGGCCCATTCATCAATACCAACGTTTTGTGTTATGAGCCAATCAATAAATGTATCTGCTTCGACTATAGTTCTTGAAATTACATGTCTGCCAAATTTACAAAAAGCAATGTAATAAGGAGATTTTGAAAAATGTTCATATGTTTTATCTTTTGTTGAGCCTTGTGCCAATTGGAAAAATCTATTGTATGCAAGATATCCTACCTGAACACCTTTCTCATCACGTTGTAAGAATCTGCGTTTCTGTTCACACACATGCACTAACAGTGTACGTTCTCGTGTGAATTCTTTGCCACAGTGTTCGCACTGATACATGTTATTTGAGTTTAATTTGTTTGTCGTCGTTGCCAAAGTCACGAGCAAGTTCCTTCAGTTCTTTTTTGTCATTTATTTCTGCAAGTAGTTCAATATCTGCCTGTTTCATGTTTTCATACAGTGTTGCTAACATTTTTTGTTTGTCATTGTTGCCTGTTTTCTTTTTTGAACCAAGCCACGGATGAAACTGTTGTTGTTCAACTCCACACATAGCAGTTAACATCCAAGCTAACTTTTTGTATTTAGACACTGTCCATAAATGTTTGTTGACGCATTCATTTATCATTTCAACATAGTGTTCTTGCATCCATTGTTCACCTTTTACTGATGCCATATACTTCATCAACATGAAAGGAGAATACAATTTTTGATCTTCTTCTGACATTGTGTCATAGTAATTTTTATTACGCATGTCTGCGTTTCTTAATGTGCTTTTAAGATCTAAAAATTTACCTGCCACGTTTTCTAACCTTGCCTGTTCCTGGTTCTCTTTGATGATATTCGTCGGCAGTCATACCAGTTCTTAATTTTTCTATTTTGCCACCTTTTTTAAGATACTTTTTTACTGCATCTGCCAACATCTGTTTGTCTTTCGTTTTGGAATAGTTGTCTTCGTTGCTTACCATATTTTTCCATAATCTATAATCTCACATTGTTTTGATATTTCTTTAATGAAATAAATGCAATTTGGAGATTCTGAGTTGGTCAACGGAGTGCATAGCAGTTGACCTGGTTTTGTTTTGGGGAAGTACCATTTAACTTCTGAATACACATTTACAATATCAATTCGGGGCCAATCCGCAGAAAAACTGCTTAATGGATTGAATTGAAATGCTTTGAAGTCTCTTGAATTCAAACTGGTTATTGGTAGAACTTCTACGTCTCCAGCTTGTTCATCTCCCACTGCCACAGACCAATCTAATGGCATGTGAATTTTATTTTCACCAACTTGTAATACTGCGGTTGGTGATGAAAAGGATTCTAAAAATACTAAAGGCACAAAATAAAAATCTGGATTGGTTACGTCACTGTTATCTAAAACAGAAAAACGCATATCATCATCTATTTCTTCTTGTAAACTATTAATTGCAACGCCTTGATTTTCTACTGTTAATATTTGCATTAGTTTTCTTTCTTTGTAATAGTATAAGGGTAATTGGCTTCTTTGTAAAACTTTTTTCTGGCAGTAAGATGTCTTTTGGCAAATTTGGCAGTGGATGTAATATCCCATATCTTCACATGATCTTTGTCTTGTGCTTTTCTAATACCTCTTCCAATTGACTGTATCACTCTTACAAACGACTTGCCTGGTTCAATCAACACCAAGTTAAATATTCTTGGTATGTTGATACCTACAGCCGCTACTCCATATGTTGCTATAATTATTTTATTTGATGCAGTTTTGATTTCGTCATATTCTTCTTTTCTGTCTTGTACCTTAGTTTTGCCACTTACAAACACTGCACCTGTTATCAACTCTTCAAGCAGTTCTCCTGTTTTTACATAGTTTACTAATATTAATGTGTTGCCTGATTGTGCAATGTCTTTTATTTCATTAGCTACAAATCCCATTCTTGTTTTTGTTGTGGTCAAATATTTTTGTTCTTCTTGATATGTTTTATAGGCCACAAAGTCTTCTGTCTGTATGATGTTAACATGGCAATTTGCAAGTATGCCTGCATCTTGTAATTCACTTGCTGATATCCTGTGTGCTACCTGTCCTATGCTTACACTCAAAGACTTTTGATTGTAATCTTCTTTTGGCACTGTGCCAGTCAATCCCCAACGTATGGTGCAGTGGGCAAATGGCCCAGTCAGTAATTGCTTTAACACATCTGCTTTGGCCATGTGTACCTCATCAACAATCACACATGCAACATCCTCAGCAAATTCTGTCATGGTGGTTGTTGCAAGTCCATCTTTGGATGCCTTCATAAGATTGTTCAATGACTGCCATGTGCAGATTGTGTGTGTTCTGTTCAGTTGTTTTCGATCGCCATAGTAAACACCAACATCAACTCCTATGTTCTTGTAGTCTTCTTCTGTCTGTGTAACCAAAGACTTGTTTGGCACAATAATAACTGTGCGTCCATATGGTTCACACAATTTTGAAAGTGTTGCAGTGATAATTGTTTTACCTGCACCTGTGGCAATCTCTTGTATGCTTTGTGGTGCATGTAAAAATTTGTTGATTACTTCAACTTGATAATCTCTCAACACAATTGGCTGTCCTTGTGCGGGATGTCCTATTGGCCATTTTGTTTCTGTCAAATAGTTTGCGTCAATTTCATCAAATTGTAACTCCAATGCAGGACGGTCATCAGTTAAGTTGATTTCATATCCCTCAGATTCAATAATTGGCAATATTTCGTCTAACATGTTCACGTATGTTTGTCCGCCCATAGAAAAGAATGAAACGCACCCGTCCCAACGTCCA